TAGGCATAGCTTACCTTGCGTAAAACATATTTCGCGGCACAAAACGGATTGGAGCTTTTTCTCTATCCTCTTCGGCGGCTAGTCTAAATTGTTCCTCATAATCCATCTTTAACATTGGAATACGGTTCATATCTACATCTGGAAGTTTGGTAGATAACTGATAAGCCAAGCCAGCAACCATGCAAGGAATAAAGCGGAATGGGATATCTTGTACATATATGCCAGATCCAGCATCTTGAATACGGCGTAAGCGGTAGTACACAAATGTATATTGACTGCCGGGCGCGTTAGGCGTAGGCCATACGTTAATGCAAGGCAGGTTCTGCACAGTAACCGTAGCGTTAGCCGTATGAGCTGCAGCAGTCGTGCCGTTTTGACCGCGGGCGCAGTTGATTAACTGGTTTCCGTTAATGTTTGGATAGCTAATTGTCTCGTTATCCAGCTTGATAAATCCAGAAGAAGTTAAACCACTTGTGGAGGTTAGATCAATGGTTGTAGCAGTAGAGCTTATATTAGCGCTTAATAGGGCGCCTGAGAGGTTTTCTTGACCTGACTGACGGTTGATATACACTTGTATTGGGCGCCCCTGTGTGAGCTTGTTTGGTATGCTCATGTAGGTTGGCTCTGCAATACGGCTAATATTGATATCTATTTGGTTAGAAGTACCGTTGTTTTGACGGATAACCATGTCCATTAGATCAATAGTATCTGCTGGGTATGGGTACATAGCCTGTCCTGTAACCATTGGAATAACGCCCTGTTCTACTGTCCAGAGGTTAATACCACGGTTAGCCCATTCAATAGTCAATAGGTTTAAAGAACGGCGGGCTGTACGGAAATCGTAGCCAGTACGCAGCTCTTTACCACAGCGCTCGAATGCTTCTTCGATTAGATCATTAACATCTAAGTTAAACGATGTGGTTCCTGTTGTACTCATTATTTTTTCTTCGCTGTTTTAGCAGATTGAGTAAATGCCGCTTTAGTAGGCGCACCTTTAGATCCAGGCTTACGCATTGTTTCACCAGAGCCAGCCGCAATACGTGCTTGCTTTTTATGGATATTTTCGTAAAGTCCGACCTTGCCACCCTTAGCAAACTGAGTAAAGTCCGTATTGTCTCTACGGGGTTTCTTAGTACCTTTTGGCATTTTAGAAGGGGCGATATCACCCATACCACGAGATGGTCTCATGCTCTTGTCTTTCCACGAATAGCACAGCCATCAGCACGTTTAGAAGCGGAAGATACTTTACCACCTTTTTTATACTCAGATGCTTTAGTGGCTTTTGACTTGCTGCCCATATTCAAAGGCCGAACTTGCTTTTCATTAGCGGACCTAACTGCATCGGTTTCTGGCATTGTGCCAATAGGTTGATTGTTGTCATCTACATAATAATGAGTTTGCTTTGGCTCAAAATCTTCGCCCTTACTAGTAGCGGCATTATAGATTTTTTTTGCAGCACCAACTACAGCTCGACCAGTACGAGGAATTAAGTCTTTATCTTCTTTGTTTTGCAAGCGATCATTTTCATATGTCTGATCATATCCATTTTTAGCCATATCAGCACATCCCGCCAGATCTCATCTTAACCATTGTGCCTTTGGTATGACCCTTAGTAACGCATCCGTCTGCACGGGTTACGCCACCTTTAGCCATTTTATGCATAGACTTTTCGTGAGCCTTAACTTCTTGCTTGGCTACTTTTTTCATCATTGGCATATCTTCTTTAATGTCTGAATGTTTCATAGTTCCACCTTCTTTAAATTTCTTGCCTTTATCGGCGTTGTTAAAATCTTTACCCACTGACTGCGGTACTCCTACCTTCTTAGCAAATGCAGGATTATGCGCAATAGCTGCCATAAAATTGTGTTGCTTCTTGCTGACGCTAGGCATTACTTACTACTCCAATACCCAATAATTACACCAATAATTCCAGTAACAAGACTAACTCCACCACCAATTGCCATTAATGTTTTCCAACCACCTTTAGCTTCAGACAAAGTTCTTTCAATGTTTTGGAGAGTAGTTTTAATTTCAGCCATCTCCTTTACCATTTTATCCATATCTTCTTGTAGATGTTCAATATTACTAGCGTGGGTTGCTAATTCTCTAGCAGTTTCAATTGCGTCAATACTCATTTTAACATTTCCATCGGGCTAGTGAAGCCGCTTTACGAGTAGGTTTACCCTTCTCGTCTTTCATAGGTCCAGGCATACCAGACATACGGGCGCAGAAAGATTTCTTCCTTGCTCCGCCTTCTGGCTGTGGGGCTTTCAAATTACTTCCTGTTGCTGCATTATACTTTGCACGGCCTTTAGCTGTAAGCCCAGCGCCTTTAGATACAGGCAACTTTTCACCACGACCAATCGCAAGGGAGGGTCCTTTTTTCTTAGCCATAACACACCGTTGCAGTTACAGAAGATCCACAACCTACAAAAATACCATTAGGGCAATAAATGCCTTCTCCTGGAATCTTGATAGGCAGACCAACTGTATTATAAGTATCAATCTCTACAGCAATACTACTGTATGCCGTAACGTTACCGCTTGTAGTAGTTGATGCAACATCTGCACAAGTAAAAGTATTATCTCCTGTGCTTGTAACAGCATATACACCATCTCGCCCTGTTCCAGATGTAAAATCTAAAAACACCCTTTGCCCAGTAGTAAAACCATGATTTGTCATAGCTACTGTAATAGTAGTGCTTGGGCTTGTACGAGCATATGTGCCAGACTCATTCACTGTTGGGTCGCATACAGCGGTGTTTCTTGCAGACACAGTTCCGCTTGTCACTGTAATAGATTTTAATCTTACAGGGTCTTGAGTTGCAAGTAGCCCTGTATTAGTTGCATGAGCCGATTTAACATCGTATTGCATCATGGTCTATTTTTATCCGTAAAAAACAGTCGCACTTACGTTGGCAATTGGTAGTACAGCAGCTAGACCTTGTGTAGCAACAATACCTTCGCCTGGAATTAAAGTATAAAAAGCAGTTCCAGAAGCAGAGTCTAATTCCATCAGAATATTAGAATACACTGTTGCATTACCACTAGTAGTTAATGATGCTGTAGCTATAGTAAATGTATTTGCCGTTGCGTTTGCCACGGTATAAGCATCGTCTTGTGCTGTACCACTGGTAAAGTTAATAGCAACTCTAGAACCGTTTGACAAGCCATGATTAGCACTTGTTACTGTGCAAGTTGTTGTACCTGGAATATCATAAGTTCCAGCCAAAGACCCAGCGGTATCCACAAAGCATGAGTTATAAACTATAGATGCAACAGGGGATAAAACCACGCCTTTTAAACGTGTTCGCCCGTCATAAATAAGTCCTGAACTACTTGTGTGATACGACAGTACATCGGTTTGCATACCCATAATTAATCTCCTAAAGATTTAAGTGGGGGACGAATCCCCCTAGATTAATTAAACGTTTTGCTGACCGTTGTCCGCAACGTAGTAAATGATGTCGCCAGTAATTGCACCAGCATTTGCACCAGCAGAACCTTGAGCGCTAGTAACAACGATCAAGTTAGTAGCGTTAGCTACGTTGCCCATTGATGCACCACCAGTTGCAACAGTAAATACTATGCGAGCTGCTACGTTTCCACCAGATAAAAATGCGTTTGGAACGTTTGTGCCAAGAGTAGTTGTTTGCCCAGGGCCTACGCCGATTAGTGGGGTAAACCCTATGTTAGCGGAAGAGTTTCCACCAGCAGCACCAGAAATAATAACTTCAGTAACAACTGCGTTAGCTGGAAGAATAAGGGCTGGAGCGCCAGTAGCCGAAGAAACGACTACATTAGAGGTTGCTGCAGTATTAGCAATATAGAACTGAGCAGCCATAACCATGGAGCCAGCATAAGCGGTGCGAGTTGAATCGCCACCTGTTGAACGCCATAAAGACGAGGTAGTAGCTAAAGTCATAACAAATTTTCCTTGCATATAAGATAAGCTTATCAATCAATATGCTGTCTGCCGGGACAGTTTGATAAGCCGGTTTCCCCGGTTTCTACGATATTACTACATTTAAAAATAAGTGCAAGCTTTATAAAGAAAAACCCCACCGGGTAGGGTGGGGCTTTCTTGTAGCTGGGGGGCTTTGATTAAGCGCCAGCAGAGCCAAACATTCCGAGTGGATCAGACCAACCGAAAGAATAACGCTCACGAGACTTGTAACGAACGTTACCAGTATCGAAGTCGCCGTCCATGCTGTTGCTCAAAGGAGTACGAACGAAATGCTTCATACCGTTTGGAACATCAGTTGTCAGGAACCAAGCATTGGTGTCGGTCAAGAAGTGGTTAACAGCGTAACCTTCAGAGACAGAACCGTTGTTCTTGATAGCGTTGATATCATTGTCGTTTGTACCAACACGCAATTCAGTTTCGAGCAAACGAGTTGACACGAACTGTAATGCAGGAGGAACAACCAACTTCTTAGGCTTAGCAGCGATCAAGAGACCACGCTCATCTGTCCAAGCAGCGATTTGAATTACAGCGGCTTCCAAAGAAGTCTCATTCAAGTCAGCAGGAGTAGATGGAACGTTGCTGTTTGTACCGCCAGATACCAATGGATGTGAGGCGCTGAACAGAGGAACGCCGTCGCCACCGTTATAACCGGTAGTGAAGCCGTTATTCAATACAGCAGCAGCTTTAACCTGCTTGGTATAAGCCATAGCACGAGCTAAAGACTTAGTGTAGCGAGCTGACAAAGAATCGTAGAGGTTGTCTTCGATTGCTTCTTCAGTCAAGCTAAAGCCAAGAGCGATAGTTTCGTGGTTGTAGCGAGCTGTCCATGCTTCTTGAGCATTGTCATAAGCGATGGCTGAGCCTTCGTTTTTGACAGGTGCTGCAGAGAAACCTGACAGTTTTGTTTCTTCTTCAAATGAACGCTCAGAGGTCTCTGTTTCATAGATCTCTTTGTGTTCTTCGCCGTAGCGGGCATACTCAAGTCCAAACAAGGCATTGAGTCCGGGTAATAGCTCTTTTAGGAGCTGCGCACGAGAAATAGCCATTTAAAGCTCCTTATAGATAATTCTGGGCAGCTGCCAACAGAATTTGTGGGTTGTTCAACTTCACGATAACTTCTGTGAAGGCATTGTTGCCGCTAGCTGTTTCTGGAACAACTGCTACTACACGAACTGGAAGTGCTGCTGAATTGCCAGTACCAGAAGTAGGAACAATAACAGATAAACCAGAATTACCTGTAGTAGTAGAGCCTGTACCTTGACGGATAGACAGGTTTGTACCAACAACAGATGAATTTGCTGTAGTTACAGTAGTGTTACCAGAGAAAGTAATAGCAACTTTAAATGCTGCTTGTGAATCGTCAACAATATAAGCTACAGCAGAA